CAAGTTGCAGGTGTCTGGATTCTTTGTGGATGTGGACTTGCCAAGTCCAGCGCCTGACATTGACCCTGTTGAGCGCAAGTACAATGAGCTGACAGGCGATTCGAGTAGTTATGACTACGATGATCGGCACACTCTGCTTGAAATGCACGTCAACCTAGACCTTGATGGATTCGAGGATACCGAGGGCGGCGAGCCTACAGGCATTGCACTGCCCTACGTTGTTACTATTGATCAGTCATCGCGTACCATTTTGTCGATAAGACGTAACTGGTATGAGGAAGATCCAAAGAAATTAAAGCGTGAGCACTTCGTTCACTACCAGTACATGCCCGGATTAGGGTTTTATGGCTTCGGATTGATCCACATGATCGGCGGATTGGCCAAATCTGCTACGTCATTGCTCCGACAGCTGGTGGATGCGGGCACATTGTCCAATCTGCCGGGTGGTTTGAAGTCCAGAGGGCTACGAATTAAGGGTGATGACACCCCAATTATGCCCGGAGAGTTCCGAGATGTGGATGTTCCGGGTGGAACTATCCGAGATAACATCAGTTTCTTGCCCTATAAAGAGCCAAGCAACGTTTTATACCAGTTGATGGGCGATATTGTAGAGGAAGGACGCCGATTTGCGTCGGCAGGCGACGTAAAAGCCGCCGACATGAACGCAGAAGCACCCGTTGGCACGACTCTTGCGCTGTTAGAGCGGGCAATGAAGGTAATGAGCGCAATTCAGGCGCGTTTGCATGCCTCAATGCGTGTTGAATTACGCATTCTAACGCACATTGTGCGGGATTTTGGGCCAGATCAGTACCCATACGCCACTAAAGGCAAGCAAATCCTGCCAGAAGACTTCGATGACCGCGTTGACATCATCCCTGTTAGCGATCCTAACGCAGGAACGATGGCACAGCGCATTATGCAGTACCAAGCGGCGCTACAGCTGGCGGCACAAGCCCCAGAAATGTACGATTTGCCACTATTGCACCGTCAAATGCTAGAAGTCTTGGGTATTCGTGACGCTGATAAGATAGTACCGACTGATGCGGACATGACGCCGACTGATCCGGTCAGTGAGAACATGAATTTGCTCAACGGCAAGCCAGTTAAGGCGTTTATCTACCAAGATCACGAGGCTCACATACAGACTCACATGAGTTTGTTGCAAGATCCGCAGGTCATGGAGGTTATGGCTAAGAGTCCAAACGCGAAGAGGGCACAGGCAGAGCTTGCGGCCCACGTTCAAGAGCACTTGGCATTCAAGTACCGACAGGGCGTGGAAAAAGAGCTGGGTGTACCATTGCCACCGCCTAATGAGCCATTACCAGAAGATATCGAGTACCGCATTTCTCAGTTGGTTGCACCTGCGGCGGCTCAGTTGTCTGGTAAGGCGCAACGCGAACAGCAGATGGAGCAGGCTCAGAAGCAAATGCAAGATCCGCTGATTCAGATACAGATGCAAGAGCTTCAGATCAAGCAGGCTGACATACAGCGTAAGGCTCAGGCTGAAATGGCCCGAATACAGCTGGATATGCAGAAGTCTATGGCTAAAGCACAGCTCGATCAGCAACGCCTTGATCAGGATCGACAGATACAGACAGCAAAGATTGGCGCTCAAATAGCTAAAGACAATACTCAAGAGCAATTAGAGTTGGATCGAATAGCTTCCCAAGAGCAGATAGCTGGTGCTAAACTGGGCGTTGACATTGCTAAGGATTTAATGGGTAATAAATGAGCCTTGAAGAATCAACAGTTACTGAGTACTTACGATCTAAGATTAGAGAGCACATGAATGATATCTCTGATCACATTAGCGGCGGTGCTTGCAACGATCACGCAGACTACACCCAGTGCTGTGGGATCATTAAAGGTTTGGCGATAGCCGAGCGAGAGATACTGGACATAGAAGCCCGGTATCAAGACTAGCGACTCCAGACGCATTTCTGGTGCAACGACTCTAGGCGTTTTCCTAGTGCAACGACTCTGGGCGTTACCCAGTGCGAGGTAAGTATGAGTGAAGAGGAAGCTCAAAAGGCGACCCAGCTTCCAGAGCCACGAGGCTACAAGGTCTTGATTGCTCTGCCAGAGCCCGAGAAAGAGTTTGAGGGCGGCATCGTAAAAGCATATAAAACGCTACACGATGAAGAGATTGGATCTATTGTAGGTATGGTTATCTCAATGGGTCCAGATTGCTATGCAGATCCCACGCGATTCCCCAACGGTCCCTACTGCAAAGAAGGTGACTTTATTTTGATGCGTTCGTACTCCGGTACGCGATTCAAGATACACGGCAAGGAGTTTCGTTTGATTAACGACGACAGCGTAGAAGCTGTGGTCCAAGATCCAAGGGGGATTGTGAAGGCATGAGCGAAGATCAAAACGATTTGTTTATAGAAGAAACCTCTGCGGAAGATAAGTTCTTTGGCGTCAAAACAACCTTTGATAAAAAAGCAAAGGAAAAAGAGGCGTCGGACATAGAGTTCGAGGTGGTTGATGATCGACCAGAAGAAGATCGCAAGCCATCAAAGGCGAAGAAGGCTGAGGCGTCAGAGGAATTTGACGAAGAGCTTGGCCAGTATTCTGATAAAGTTCAGAAGCGCCTTAACAAGCTTAAGTTTGATTACCACGAAGAGCGACGACAGCGCGAAGCCGCAGAAAAACTGCGAGAAGAAGCGATCACCTATGCTCAACAGGTAGCCAACAAAAACCAAGAGATGGAATCTCTTATCTCGCGTGGCGAAGCCGCCTTGGTTGAGCAGGTTAAAGAGCGTGCGGCAATAGCGCTAGACAGTGCTAGGTCGGCGTACCGAAAAGCGTACGAAGAGGGCAATACGGATGAAATCATTGCTTCTCAAGAAAAGCTTAATCGCGCTCAAGCAGAGTATGCGGAGGCTGAAAAGTATCAGTCCCATAATCGTCAGCAAGTGCAACAGCGTAATCAGTATGATCAGCGGGCGTATCAGCAAGAGATTGCTCGACAAGCCGCATTGCGCGTGGCACAGCAACAACAGCAACATCAAAATTTACAGCCCCAGCAACCTCCAGCACCAAGCCCCGAAGCAAAAGAATGGGCAGACCGAAACGACTGGTTTATGAAGGAGGGGCATGAGGAGATGACGGCGTTGGCTTACGGCGCTCATACCTCAGCAGTACAACAAGGAATGGATACGAATTCTCAGGATTATTTCGATTACATTGACAATCGGATGCGTAAATCATTTCCAGATTATGATTGGCAGGATGAGCGGAGTTATGGACGTGCCGCAACTGCGACTGCTAATCAGCGACCCTCGTCGGTGGTCGCTCCGTCCTCTAGAAGCAACGGAGCAAAATCGCGCAAAGTGCAGTTAACGTCCACTCAGGTTTCTCTCGCCAAGCGACTTGGGTTATCCCCCGAACAATATGCCAACCAACTCATAAAGGAGCGTAAGTGATGGCAGAAGAGCGCACCCCCAGAACCAAAACCACAAGAGAAGTAGAGTCCCGTCCAAGTGATAGTTGGATACCCGCTTCAATTTTGCCAGACCCAGATCCTCGTGATGGATGGGTTCACCGATGGATACGAACCAGTACCCTAGGTGAGTCAGACAACACGAACGTATCGAGAATGATGCGTGAGGGATGGCAACCTGTTAAGTCGGAAGACTACCCTGAATTGCAATTGCAGTCAGATGTAGGCTCTCGCTTTGTAGGTAACATTGAAGTTGGTGGCTTGTTGCTCTGTCGTGCTCCAAAAGAGAAGATGGATCAACGCAACAATTACTATCAGAATATGGCCGAAAATCAGATGCAATCTGTGGACAACAACTTCTTGCGTGAAAATGATCCTCGTATGCCGCTCATGAAACCTGAGCGCAGTACGAGAACTACATTTGGCAAGAGCTAACCCCTAAAAGGTGGGGTGGCTCTAACTCTCAAGGAGACTGCAAATGGCTACATCAGCTACCCCGTCCGGGGCAGAACCTGTAGACACGCTAAGTGCATCAGGCTCTTTCACCGGGAAAGTGCGCCATATTAAGATTGCCAACGCTTACGGTACTGCAATTTTTTATGGTGATTTTGTTAAGTTAGTTGCAACAGGTACTGTCGAGAAGGCCGCAGTAACAACTGCTGTCGTCGCTGGCACTGTCGGCATTTTTGTCGGCTGTAGTTACACTGACCCAACTACCAAGCAACCCACATACTCACAATTCTTCCCCGCTTCAACTGCGGCGGACGACATTATGGCGTATGTAGTAGATGATCCTAAGTTGCTATTCCGCATGCAGGCTGACGAAGCTATCGCTCAGACCGGCCTCGGAAACAACGTCTCGGCGGTTAACACTGCGGGATCAACTTCAATCGGTCGAAGCAGAAACGCCTTGGATGGTGGATCTATCGCTACGACTAATACACTACCATTACGAGTTGTTGATTTCGTAGATGGCCCATCAAGCACTGTAGGTGATGCGTTTACAGATTGTATCGTCACTTACTTGCCGTTGAGCCATGCTTATGAAACCGCGCTCGGCGTTTAAGGAGAACTAAGCAATGGCTATTTCACGCGCACAAATGCTGAAGGAACTCCTGCCGGGGCTTAACGCTCTTTTTGGTTTGGAGTACGAGAAGTACGAAGACGAGCACGAAATGATCTATGAGACAGAATCGTCTGATCGTTCATTCGAAGAAGAAGTGAAGCTTTCGGGCTTTGCGGCGGCTCCTGTAAAAGCTGAAGGATCAGCTATTAGCTATGACTCAGCACAGGAAGCATTCACTGCTCGTTACAACCACGAGACCATCGCAATGGGCTTCTCTATTACAGAGGAAGCTATGGAAGATAACTTGTATGACTCATTGTCTGCTCGTTATACCAAAGCTCTTGCCCGCGCTATGGCTTACACCAAGCAGGTTAAGTCGGCATTCCCGCTTAACAATGGCTTCACCAATGCTTTCCAGTCTGGTGATGGCGTTAACCTGTTCACCGCTTCTGGTGATGGTGTAGCTGGGGGTGATGGACACCCGCTCGTAAGTGGTGGCAAGAACAACAACCGTCCTGTAACGGCGGCTGACCTCAACGAAACCTCGCTTGAGAATGCAGTGATTGAAATCGCGGCATTTACTGACGAGCGTGGCTTGTTGATTGCGGCACGTCCTCGCAGTTTGATTGTTCCACCTGCGCTGATGTTTACAGCAAATCGCTTGCTAGAAACAACTCAGCGTGTTGGCACTGCCGATAATGATATCAACGCTATCCGTAACATGGGCGCAATCCCAGAAGGATACTCTGTCAATCACTACCTGACTGACAGCAATGCGTTCTTCATCATTACCGACATTCCAAACGGCATGAAGCACTTCCAGCGTACTGCTCTGGAAACTTCAATGGATGGAGACTTCGACACTGGCAACGTTCGCTACAAAGCTCGCGAGCGTTACAGCTTCGGTGTATCTGATCCACTTGGCATTTACGGATCGCCCGGCGCATCCTAAAGCTAAACGGGGGGCTTCGGCCCCCTTATTTTTTCCTGACAGTTTTTAACTGACATCCCAAGACAGGAGATTGACATGGGACAAACTACCTTTTCAGGACCAGTAAGGTCCGAGCGCGGCTTTACAGCTGTTGGCTCTACAGCCGTAGTAAACATCACTACGGAAACAACTCTCACATATGCTGACCACGTAGGTCGCATCATCGAAGTCAATGACGCGGATGGCGCGGTAACACTGCCGTCTATCACTAGCGATACCATTGGTGCAGAGTACACATTCTTTATCGGCACAGATGCTACCGATCTGGACATCAAGACAGATGGCACTGACAAGTTTGTTGGTTCTGTTTCTGTTGCTGGCACAACTACAAAAGCGTTTGCGCCCGGTGCGACTAATGACGTTATCTCTATGAACGGCACTACAACTGGCGGTGATGCAAACTCCGTCGTAAAAGTTGTTGCACTTGCTACCGCTGAGTACATGGTTCAAGGCGTTCTTATTGGTTCTGGCACAGTAGTAACTCCATTCGCAGACTCTTAATAGGAGATAGCTCATGGTTGATGCAGTAGCTACGCAAACCATACAGGAGGATGGCAAGACAGCCATCTTCCGCTTCACCAATGTGTCTGACGGCACAGGCGAAACAGCAGTCAACAAGATTGATGTGTCTGGTCTTAGTCCTGACCCGATGACAAACAAAGCTTGCACCAGCGTGACCATTCAGTGCATCTGGTACTCGACTGTCGGCATGGGGGTTAAGATCTTCTTTGATGCAACAACCGATGTTCTTGCATGGGAGCTACGGGCTGACGACGCTAGAACAATAGACTTCACCGACTTTACTGGCATTCCTAACAATGCAGGCTCAGGAAAAACAGGTGACATTCTGTTTTCTACGACAAGCGCTACGAATGGTGATGTGTACAACGTAGTCATGAAGGTGAAGAAGAACTATGACTAAAGCCAAGAAACCAGCCAAGAAAAAGTCAACAGTCAATAAAGCAGGGAACTACACGAAGCCTACCCTGCGTAAGCGATTGTTTAACCAGATCAAGGCTGGCGGTAAGGGCGGTAAACCCGGTCAGTGGTCTGCGCGTAAAGCGCAGATGCTGGCCAAAAAATATAAAGACTCTGGCGGGGGCTATAAGGACTAATGGCCCTGAAGAAATCTCAGAAGTCCCTTAAGAATTGGACTAAACAGAAGTGGCGTACCAAGTCAGGCAAGCCGTCAACGCAAGGCTCAAAGGCGACGGGTGAGCGGTATCTTCCTGAGAAAGCCATAAAGTCTCTGAGTGCAAAAGAGTATTCAGCTACCAGTAAAAAGAAAAGAGAAGACACTAAGAAAGGCAAGCAGTTCTCTAAACAACCAAAGAAGGTGGCTAAGAAAACAGCGAGGCACAGATAATGGCTACTGGAAAGCCCGCAAAAGGAAAGGCGAAAGTTAAAGTAACGTCGTCTGGCAAGAAGGTTAGCTACGGTCAGGCTGGCAAAGCAAAAGGTGGCGGCCCTAGAGTAAAGCCGGGCACTAGCAAAGGCGACAGCTACTGCGCTAGATCGCTAGGAATTAAAAAACGCTTGCCAAAAAAGAAGCAAAACGATCCTAACACTCCTAACAATTTATCACGTAAACGTTGGAAGTGCGTGGGTGCTAAGTCGAGGCGCAAGTAGTCATGCCAATTAGCAGAGCACAGACAGGTAAGCAAGTTAAGAACGCGCCAAAAACACGTAGGCGCAAAAACAAAAAGGCAAGGAGACCGTAATGGGCAAAAACGAAAAGAAAATTTTATCTGCAATAAGCCCGGCGTATGCCTTGTCAAAAGGCAGGCTCCCCTCTATGGGCATTCTTGGCGGTCTTGCTAACAATTTTCTTGATAAGAGTGACGAGAAAAAAAGAAAAGAAGAAGAAATGGCGATGGCTGAAATGAATAACAAAACCGTTCAGCAAAGAGAAGATGCCAGAGTTTTACCTAACAGCCAAGTTCAAAGAATGAAGGCCGGGGGTAAGGTTAAGTCCATAGACGGCATTGCTCGTCAAGGCAGAACGCGAGGCAGGGTAATCTAGATGGCCACTAGCGGCACGTTTGCATTCAACCTCGATCTTAGCGATGCTATTGAAGAGGCGTTTGAGCGCGCTGGACTAGAGCTTCGCAGTGGGTATGACTACCGCACCGCTCGCAGAAGTATTGATCTGCTTATGCTCGAGTGGCAAAACCGTGGACTTAACTTGTGGACAGTCAAAGAAGGCACGCAAGTTCTTACGCCCGGCACGTCACGCTATGCACTGGATAGCAAGATCTTTGACATCATTGAGGCATACCTCCGTACAGATGCAGGAGAAACTGCCAGTCAGTTTGATCAGTCAATGTCGCGTATATCGGTTAGCCAGTACGCTCACCTGTCGAACAAGCTTACACAGTCAAAGCCCCTTGAGTTCTACGTGGAACAAACACCTGATGGAATTGCAATTAATGTCTGGCCTGTCCCGGATAGCCAAGAAACCTATACGCTTGGCTACTACTATATGGAAAGGATTGAAGACGCTGGTAAGCCAGCATCTAATAACATTGATCTTCCTGCTCGTTTTCTACCTTGCTTTGTTGCTGGACTCGCCTACAAGTTAGCGATTAAATACCCAGCGGCATCGGAGCGCGCACCGTTGTTGAAGGCAGATTATGATGAGCAATGGAACCTTGCGGCAGACTCTGCACGGGAGAAAGCGTCCCTGTACGTTGTCCCCGGAGGTTATCAGTTTTGAGTTACGCTGAAGGCAAATACGCATTTGGGTTCTGCGATTTAACTGGGTTTAGATACCCAAAGAAAGATCTAGTTCCTCAGATCGTCAATCAGCGGCCCACAGGATTATTGGTAGGCAGAGATGTTGTTGACCCAGATCAGCCTCAGTTGCAACTTGGTCGTGTTCGTACAAACGACCCGCAAGCGTTACGTAATCCGCGTCCTGATCGAGCGCAAGAAGAAAGTCGTGAGCTGTTTGCATTTAACCCTGTGGGTGGTGGCATTACAGAGCTAGGCAGTCGAACAGTAGGATTAGATATTGTGGCTCAGGCGGGCCGCGTAACGGTGGTGACGTAATGGCTTGGACATTAGCAACGCTTAAGACAGCGATACAGGATTATTTGCAAACAACAGAAACCACATTTGTTAATAACCTTGATACGATCATTACCCAAGCGGAAGATCGCATTCTTAAATCTGTACAGTTGCCCGATTTTCGGGTGAACAAAACAGGGACACTCACGGCAAGCAACCAGTATTTATCCACGCCGTCTGACTTTCTTGCGCCGTACTCCTTGGCTGTAGATAACAGTGGTTACGAGTTCTTACTATTTAAAGACGTAAACTTTATTAGGGAGGCGTACCCAGATTCGACAGTAACAGGTACGCCCAAGTATTATGCGTTGTTTGATGATGCGTCGTTTATTCTTGGGCCAACACCAAGCTCTGGTTTCACCGTAGAGCTACATTACTTTTACAAGCCTGAGTCAATCACGACTGCACCAAGCGGCACTAGCTGGCTGGGCA